ATGGATAAATCCGGAATCTTCTTCGTGGCGCTTTTGCTGGTGCTTGTTGCAATCGTTCTCAGCCTGACGCTGTTTGATTCGGCCCAGCAGGTTCCAACGGTTCCCGCGGGCGAGGGGTCTCTGCTGCCGCCGGCGACAACGCCAGGGCAATGACCCGGTGGAAGAGAGACAGGTACGACAACGGCCTGCGCCTGCCGGGATTGACGGCCCTTTTCAAACCGCTATAAAGCCTCACCACCGAAGGATGGGTGTCCGAGTGGTTTAAGGAACCGGTCTTGAAAACCGGCGTGCGTGAGAGCGTACCGTGGGTTCGAATCCCACCCCATCTGCCAAGATTGAGAAAAATCAATAACTTACTGGCATATTTATCCAATTGCCATAATCGTGAAATATCGGTTCGCTTCAATGTATTTACTTTTTCCTCTGACTGGCGGGCAGCCATGAGGCCACAAGGCCGAAGTCCCCAGTGATTCTGACTGACTTGCTCACTAAACGCCAAATGGCTAAATAGTCGTCAGAACATGGGGGTAAGATGAGAAGCTGGTATGACGGGATCAATCGCGGACAAAAGCTGTTCTTATTTGGGTTGTCGATGGCACTTATATTTGCGTGGGGCGTCGGCTTAATAGGCTTGTGCATACTGATTTATTGCCAACTAGGCTCAAATCAGCCGCTTATTTCAGACGCGATAAAAAGGCCAACGACTAGAGAACCACGCGTTGGCGATCACGACTACCTCGACTGGGCAAACAAAGAGGGTCGTTGGTCTGAGGATACGTCGGGTTCGGATAAAGTCTAGATGACAAAGGCGGAGGCCCACATCCTATTGACAACCTTTAGGTGTATCTATATATAAATGCTCGTTAACGTAATCCAAAGGCGTTATCTCCTATTGCGTCTCGCGTTGGCCTTCCTATTCCGTTTGAGACGCATAAAACCCCGCCAAGGTTATTATCCTTGAGCGGGGTTCTTTTTTACGCGGCCTTCCTGTGATACCGGATCGGGGCTTGAATAGCGCCTTTGGGATCGTCCTTAGTCTTTTGCTGCCAAGACTTCTGAATTTCCCGAAGCTCCTCAAGAGAAAGGCTATCGTAATAGGCCTTGGCGGCCAGTGCAGCGCGATCATGCGTCGGTCTGCCTTCTACTAGATGAACTTGAGCGTGCTTTCCCTCGCGCCGTGCTGCCCTGACACGCGCTGTTTCGCCATCATAGGTGAGGAACAGATCATTCAGCATCAGGCCTGCCTCATCGTCTACCAGATCGATACAGGCCAGAATGCGTCCGCCGTGAATCCAATCCTCCCGAAACAACGGCTCGAAGCTCGTTACCTTGAATGCCATGCTTAACCTCCCCTCTCTGCGACGAATGTAATAAATGCGCCTTTCTCGTCTGGTTTGACCAGCTTCACGGCGTACTCCAAATCCGACGAGTCCAAGACTCGCCATGTTGTGTTGACCTGCCGAGAACCGGCATGATTCCTTGTGGTGATTTCCACGGTACGGACGCCACGGGGAACATTGTTCAGCACCATCTCGTCACCGCTGCGAACCACAAACCGGCAATGAGCGGTAAAGACCGTTCCCCATGGACCGGCTCCGGGGGTTATGCCCCCGAAACCGTCATTCGAGTCGCCACGCTTCTGAAACCGCATCACGCGGTTAAGCTGTCCAGCACCCGTCATTGCATTGTCTCCGATACCTGGGCGTTTTGTGACACGCCAAGCGGGGCCATGTTGAGCGGCTGCATGTAGGTGTCGCCGCCCGTGACCTTGGACATGTTCTCGAAGCCGCGAATCTCATCCACGTTCAAGAATCCAGCTTCCCGGCCAATCTTGTAAGCCGCGTAACGGGTCGCCAGATCGCCACGAAGCAAGCCGGACAGGTCATGCTCTAAGTAATGCGTCTTGCGCGCCTCAGGGCTTAGCAGGGCCGTGTTGTAGACGCTTTCGATACGCTTTGCCCACGGTGCAAGGACTCGAGTCACAAGGGCGCGGCTTTCCTCACCAATGTTGCTGTAGGTCGCGTCATCCGTGATGCCAACGGCAGACGGAGGCACGCCATAGACGCGGCAGATATCGAGATTCGACAGCTTGCGGCTTTCCAAGAATTCCGAGTCCTTTGCGCTAAACTGGAACGTCTTGAAATCCGCCCCGCCGTCCAGCACTATGACTTCATTCGCCCTAAGCTGGCCGACGAAGCGCTCCTTGAACTTCTGGATTGCTCCGTCTTTGCCGGGGCCTGAAAGCTTGTCCGGGAACACAAGAGCGCCAGCGGGTCGGAATGCATTCTCAGCCGCCGCGCCTGCCTGATCCTGTTGAGCGATGGCAAGGCCGAACGTGGCGCTTGCAATCTGGATCGGTGACAGGCCAAGCACGCCGTCCATGGTGCGATATCGAACATGCAAGATTTCGTCTTGCGTGTAGATATCCGTTGCGCCGTTCTGCTTCGCGACCTTGTAACGAAGGCGGCCAGACGAAAGACGCTCGACCGTGACAGACGGCGACGGCAGCGGATGCAGCGCCACAATCTGTGAGCGGCCATTCCGCTCGATACGGGCATAGGCGTTGCCATACATCAGCGCGGAAACGTTCATCCATTCCCGGCCCTCGAAAGAGGTCAGGAGGGGCGAAAACGAGTCCTTGAGAACCGGATAAAGCGCATGGTCCGTAGCCGTCTCCCTGCCGCCATCTGGCGTCTTGCGATAGACCTTGAGAGGGACAGCCGCCAACTGTTCCGCGACAAGCTGGATGCATCGGTGCGCCACGGCATGGCCGCTCGCCTTTTCGATGTCGGCCCGTGCCTGCCAGCGTGCGCCGAGGAATTCACCAAGGAATGGATCGCTTGACGATACGGCCCGTGTCTCTCTCGATTTAAACGGCCACATGCGCGCCTCCTTCCAGTTCGAGAATCCGAATACGGCGCTCATTGTCCGTCATGGACTTGCGAGACCGGACGGAAACGGACGTACCGCTGTAAGCCGCAAAAGCCTGCACCACGCTTATTTCCCGAAGGTCTACGGCTTTCAGGGTACGCCGCTCGCCGTGCCATTCGTCGCCACCTTCCGGCACGTTAAAGCCGAAGCTCATGCCCCCGATGTCTTTGCGGGCAGCTAGTGCTGCAATGTCCCGGCCAAGCTGCGTGTCCGGCAGGTCAAGCTCGAAACGCAAGCCGCGTTGATCTTCAGTCAGGGCTAGGCTGCCCGAACCAGTTCGGCCAAGAATCTTGCCGGGGTCATGATCGACAAGGGCCAGAATGTCGGGATTGGCTCGAAGCGAACCAGCGAAAGCGCCAGCCGCGATGACTTCGATGAAATCGGCAATGCGGGTTTCCGTGCCGAAGGTCGCGACATAGCCCGACAGCTTGCGGCCCACGGCCTTTACTTCTGTAGCTGCGCGTTTTTCAATGCTCAAAATGATACCTCCCTGAATGGTTGAACCAGCGCGTTAACGCCGAAAGCGATAGCCTGCGGGGGTTTCTCAAGAGCCGCTTCCCGGTATGCGTACCAGTTGCCGATAAGCAGGAGTGCAGCGTGTTTCACTGGCGCGGCGTCCATCTTGTCGGCAGGAACGCCGATTTCAGACAGATAGCCGTCAGCCGCTTGAATGAGTGTCGAGACGTAGGAGTCATCCTCCGCGTAATCTACGCGGAGGTGAGTCTTTGCCTCAGAGAGCGTGACGGTCATTAAGAGCCGCTGACTTCCTGCTCAATCACCGTGTTTTTTGTCCATGCGAACGCCTCAGGGTGGCGGATAGCAACGTCAGCATCAAGGAAGGCGTGCAGACGAAGGCCACCCTTGGAAGCGTCGGTGTACGGGTTAGCCAGAAGGTCAACGCCGCTCCAGTAGCCGATAAGAAGGTTCGACCATGCACCGAAAATGAGAGCGTCATTGCCGCCAACCTTCGGAACATTGTTGCTGGTCACGACACGCTCACCATGGAAGATTTCAGACGCGGGGATGACGCGGCCAAGCGTGCGAATCTTGCGAACCTGACCCATGAGCGACGGGTTCGTGAGGAACGCTGTGGTGCCGGTGATGTCATCCACTTCCAGAGCGGCAATCAGGTCCGCCGTGGTATTGGAGAAAAACGGGCCAGCTTCAACAGTGGTTTCGGCAATGGCGTTCAGAATGCCCACGGGTTGCTTATTGGCTGCGAGACCGTTGATTGCGGCCTTGTCGAGAGCCTGCGCCAGAACGAAAGCCAAGTCCTGACGAAGCACGTTTTCAAGCGCAACGCCGTTCTGAAGCTGAAGGCGACGGGACAGGTACATTTCGCCGGAAACCGTCTTGGGCTTAAGCGAGACTTTATCGAAGGTGGAGTCGCTGGCCGTGGTTGCTTCGTCTTCGTTCACCCACACGGCAGTCGGGCCGGAGGTCAGCCGGGGCAGATCGAGATTGCCAGTCAGACCGGAGATGACGGTTGCACCAAGCTGCTGAATTGCCATGGTCGGGCGAAGACGATCAATCAGGCCGCCGAGATTCGTTGGCACAGTATTGCCAGCGCTGCCGGTCGTGAGCATGGCGCGGTTCTCGTCACCGAAGATGAGAGAGGTCGGAACCATGATGCCCCGGACTTCGCGACCCTTGGCCAGTTCGTCGTGAACCTCGCGTTCAAGGCCGGTCAGGCTATCGCCGTCGCCTTCACGGATCGCCTTGGAAATCGAGTAGGAGCGCAGTTCGCGGGCCATGCCAGCATCCGGGGCAGCTTCGTGACGCTCGAATTCTGCGATGGTGGCGGCGTTCTTAATCTGGCCGTCAAGGGCGCGGATTTCGGTTTCCAGAGCGGTGAACTTGGCGTTGTCCGGGCTTTCGCCGAGACCCTTCAGTTCGTTGAGCTTTGCAGAGCGGGTTTCACGAAGATGATGAATGTTCATATGTAGTAAGTCCTCCTGTGTAGACGCGCGTAATCCTTTCCTTCTTGAATTAAGGCGCGATGTTTCAAGTTTTCGTGGTATTTTGTGGCTCGATATATTCAAGCCTATTCCGTACCTGCGGTACGGGCTGCCCGTCCTCTTAGAGAGAGGCCGGATTAATGGACGGTTGTTCCTGCAATCCGTCTAGTAATGCGCCGGGGTTTTGCCGGGGTTTCCTTGACCATGGCTGCCTCAATCTCGGCAATCTGCTGGTCAATGTCGGCTACCTTGTAACGAAGGCTTGCTTCGCCTTTGCTGTGGCCGAGTTCGAGGGCTTTGCGCACTCGCTGCGAATAAAAAAACCGGAGACCGTGTAGGGTGTCCAGTTTAAAACTCAGTCGTTCAAATTTGTTCATGTGTGTTCCTTTCCTTTTCTGTGTCTGTTTCGTGTATAGTCCCTAGTTTTCTCCTGCTCTGCTTGCGCCGGTCGAAACAGGCGCAAGCATCACAACAGGAAGACGATATTGAGGAGTGAAAAACGGTGAAAGCAAAATCGCCGTCTGACAAGGGCTGTTTTAGATTATCTCGCGATGGAGTCAATAGGTATATTGACTTTTTTTATTTTTTTCTGGAGCGTTACTCCAAAAATAAAATCACTACTTCGCTTGACGACCCTATACTTTCCGCGAGTTATTCGTCAAAGCACGCTGGCAAGGTGTTGTCGTCCTCATGACGGGCTGCGGTTTGCAGTGCCATGGCGAGGGCAACAAGACCATCAATGCGCCCGCTGGCCTTGGATTTGTCCAGCTTTCGCGCCCCAGATGGGTCTTTCGTGATGACCGCATTAGAGGCGCACATCCGCATAAGCGGGTTTCCGGCGTGATTGACCTTCTGTTGCGCGACCGCTACTTCCAGCATGTCAACTGCTGGAGACATGTCTTTGTATCCCTGTCCGAACGGCTGCAACGGTAGATCAATGGAAGCCTTGGCAAGCTCTCGCTTCAAGTCCTCAATGCGCCAACGGTCGAAAGCGATTTCCTTGATGTCGAACCGGCCCGCCTCGTCAGCGATGTATTCCGCCACGGCCTGCGGGTCGATGACCTTTCCCGGCAACAATGTAAGACGTGAATCGACCTGCCGCGCCCAAACGTTGTACGGCACGCGGTCATTCTCCGATTTGCCGTCAATGTCGAACTCAGGCAGGAAGAACCGGGGCAGGACGGTAAACCGGCCATCCTCTTCCGGGAACACTAGCACGAACGCCGTCAAGTCACGGGCCGCCGACAGGTCAAGCGCGCCATAGCACTCCCGGCCCTCAAGCGCGGCCTCGTCAATTGGGCCTAGGTCGCAATCGTTCCACTCGCGGGCCGCGATGAACCGAACCGTGCCGTCAATGCGCTGGTTCAGAATCTTGTTCCGGAAGTCCGCTTCCTTGGACGGGATGCGCTGTGCCTGCGCCGCCATGCGTTCCACCTGTTCAAGCGACAGGAAGTCACCTAGCGCCGGATTGGCCTTGTGCCAAGTGTCATAGGACCATGGGTCGTCCGTCTCAGTCGTGGCGAACAATGCCAGATGAAACGTGTCGTCTTCGATTTCCCCGGCCTTGATCTTCAAGCCGTAGTCGATCATTTCGGAGAAGAAATGCGTGTCGTCTTTCGCCTGAGTTGAAATGACAACAATAAGCGGCTCATCACGCGCACCAAGAGCGGAGTCCATGGCGTCGAAAAGGTCACGCTTCGGCCAATAGCCCGCTTCGTCACAAAGCACGAATGACGGCGACAATCCAAGCTTGGAATCCGCGTCGGCAGAGACAGCCTTAAGTACGCTGCCCGCGCCGGGATAGCCTTCATCGACTTCGATTTCCTTATTGAACCGGATGATATTCACGCGCTGCGAAAGCTCTGCATGCTGTTCAAGCATGGCCTTACATTCGGCCCACGCCTTACCGGCCTGCACCTTGTCCATTGCACCAAAGTAGATTTCGCCGCGTGGTTCCGCTTCAGGGCCTACTAGATGGCACAACGCCATGGAGGCTGATAGACCAGTCTTGCCGTTCTTCCGGCCCATACTGAGAGCCGCCGTGCGCACCATGCGCTTTCCGGTGACAGGCTCAACGGCGTAAATCGGGGCAAGCCACTCATCAATTTGCCAGTCTCGCAACTGCATCTTCTGACCGGCAAGCTTGCCCTGAGTGATGGGCATGTCATTGATAAATGCGATGACTCTTTCGAGCCGATTCAAGCCGGGTTCTTCCCACGGCAGGACTTCCCGTAGCTTCGGGCCGCCCATGATGTCACCAACCGGAGACTTCTTACGCGCCCCGATGCCTCTCTTACCCACTTAGCTCTCCTTTCACATGTCTTGATTCCTTATCTAAATCATCAGTTTTTCTGATAACTTTAATTCAATACATCAATTTAATTTATGAAACTATGTATACGCGATTGCCCCCCGCCGATCCCGGAGGCATTGACTTTCGCCTTTCGAGGCCCCCCGGTCTCGCAATCGGGCAGGGAGGCCCGTCAGGCGTCGTTCCACCATTCCGGATCAATGGGGTTGCCATCAACGTCATAGCCCTTGAGCGCCCGTCTGTGTCCAGATGAGCGACCAGTGCGTGCGTGCTTTCGATCCTTCGCGTTGGTCTTGCTGTTATGGCATGAGCTACAAAGGCTCATCAGGTCATCAAGGGGAGGGAATGCCGGTCCACCGCTTGCAATGCTTTTCACATGGTCTACGGCTTCGGCTATCTCGATGCGGCCTATCATCCGGCAGGCTTCACATACGGGTGTCACTGACAGCTTGGCTTGTCTAAGACGCTGCCAAGCTGCTGTTGAGTAGGGCCAGCTAGCCAAGCCCGTGCAATCCTACTGCCTGACGGCAGCGGCCCAAAGCCCTCAATCCAGAGAGTCGGGCCGCCGTGCCGAAGGCGCGGGTTAGTCCTATCATTTGCGACGCGCCTTCCCGACAACATCCGGTGTCAGTCGGTCTTTCCCGTCAATCGGATATTCAGGAAGGGCCAAGTCATGCAGCGCCCACACTTCCCATTCATCGCCCTTCTTCACATAAGCGATATCAGGAACATCATCTTTATAGGCAATGATAACCTTGACTTTCGGGTCAATGGCTTCAAACAACCGGATTGACCCACTCATATCGACGGGGCCGCCACACCACATATCACCGCGTTTCTCAAGGCTGTCATATCGCAGGTTTAGCAACCGCGTCTTGATTCCGTCGTGAAAGGTGGCGTCATGGATTTCATTAGTCAGTTCTATTTTCATTCTCATCTCCTCTCGTTTTCATTCTCGTATCGTGCCAACCAGACGGGACATAAGGACACATCTATAGATGTGTGTCCTGTCCTGTCCCGCTATGTGGTCCGGGACATGTCCGGGAAATGTCCGGGAAATGTCCCATGTCCCGCCTATTCCAACAGGTCGATAAACCCGCCTGTTGCGTCAATCTTGTTTTTCGCGCTTAGGGTCTTGATCACCCTCGCATATGCCTTCCGAACCGTGTCGGGCTTGGCTTCAGAATGTTTCTCTAGGAAAGCCTCCCTCAACAGACCGGCAGGAATGAGAACCTTGCCGCGTGATGGGCGACCGGGGTCTACGGATAACGGCGTGGCGTCATCATCCATCAAGTGGCGCGCTATCGAAAGGACATCCGCTTCATATTTTCCGTCCTTGTCTCGTGTCCTGTCCTTGCCTGCTGGCATATCGACCGGAACCAAAACAGGCGCGGTTGTCCATTCTCCATCATCATCCTTGCCAAGCGTGACGCTCTCGAATTCATAGGCGAGCAAATCACCCTCCTTGCCATCATTCGCGCCAGTGTTTTCGAATACGACAACCCCGCTTTTGGGGCTAACCAGAAATGACACGTCAACAGCGCCGTCTAGGTCGATTGCGCCCTTCGCTCTTTCACCCGCGTGAGTCGTGTGGTGAATGATGCAGAAATGCGCCGTGGGGACCGCTTCCTGCATCATGTCCACGGAATCAATCAGCTTCGACATGTCCTTAGACGTGTTCTGGTCCCCGCCGCCGAAGACTCGAGTCAGCGTGTCGATAACGACAAGATGGCAAGGCAGGCCGCACTTAGCCGAAGCGATCTTGATAAGCTCGATAAGCTCAATGGCGTGGTTCCGGTTTTCCGTCAGGTTCATGTAGCCAGACACAACCAGAACCGGAAGCTTCCCCGCGTGCTTGTGCTTCTTACGCCATGCCCTAATGCGCCTGTTCGTCAGCTTCGCACGCTCAGCAGCAACATACAGGACGAATCCCGGCTCTTTCACCTTGAAGCCGTGCCAATCCCAACCCGCCGCGACGTGACAAGCAATGTCAGTTGCGCACATGCTCTTGCCAGCGCCCGGAAGGCCCACGATGTACGAGAATTCGCCAGCGCCGAAGATATTCCGGACAATCCATTCCTTGTGATTGTCGTCGTCTCCGATATCGTGCGCCCACACGAACTTGAATGAGCTTTCAATGTCGATTGCGTAGGGCTTAAGTCGTCCCCAATTGATTACCCCGCCCCATCCCGGTCCGGGGGTCTCGTCATATTCCTCAGAAAGCATTAGTGGACCGAGCGCGCCGCAATCCGCTCATCAATCCAAGCTTCGACCTCTGCGCGGACGAAGGCGACACGGCGCGTTGAAATCCTGACGGCTTTGGGAAACTGGCCTACATCGCTCAAGAGCGACAATTGCACGGCTGAAAACGTGGTTGCTGCGGCGGCCTCTTTTGGCGACATGAGGCGCGGGAGTCGTTCGGTCATAATAATCCTCCTTTTCTGCGCGCAATCCGTCATCCACGGACCTCCTTAGGCCGTGCCGTCATGCGCTGATTGTTTGGAAAGCCACCCTGCGGCGGCTGATGAGGACGGTATAAACTCCGAAAAGAGTGAGATGCAACCAAAAAACGCAAAATAACGTCAAGTATATTTTTGCGTTCATTCCTTGACGGTCTGCGACTAAATCAAAAAAATCGTAATCAGCTTTGATTATGCTGGTTTTTCCCGCAATAGGCCGCCCAATCGTCCATCAGCTTACGGCGTTTTGCCAGCGCGTCGGAACGACGATATGCGGCTTCGGTCTTATCCTTGAGGGTATGGGCCAATGCCGTTTCAATGACCTCGCGGGGGTGATGCGTTTCGTCACCCGCCCAATCGCGGAACGAGGATCGCAAGCCGTGTAACGTCTCTGTGCCGCCCGTAGCAGCGCGCAACGCCTTGACCATGGCCGTGTCTGAAATTGCCTTTCCTTCGCTCTCACCTTCAAAGACAAGATCGCCGGTCGCCATCTCTTGGCGATCTTTGAGGATTTCGACGGCGCGAACGGAGAGGGGAACGCGATGCTCCTTGCCTGCCTTCATCCGTTCCGCTGGAATGATCCATAGCGCGTTTTCCATGTCGATTTCAGACCAAACTGCGCCCCGTGCCTCTCCAGAGCGGGCAGCCGTAAGGCAGGCGAATTCAGCGGCCAGAGACGACACGCCTTTAGCCGCCTGAAGCTTCTTGATGACAGCGGGCAGGGCCTTATAGTCGATTGCCTCATGATGACCGCGATACAGCTTTTGACGGGCAGGGAGCAATTCCTTTAGGCCGCCGCGCCAATCGGCGGGATTGTCGCCGGAATACAGTCCTCGCGCCTTGGCATGGTCGATGACGGCAGCGATGCGCATCCGGGTCCGGTCGGCTGTTTCGGGCTTCTCTGTCCAGATCGGCTTAAGGGTCTCTACCACGTCATCGCGGGTAATGTCGGCCACGGCCTTTTTGTGAAGCGGCGCGGCGTACTTGTCGAGAGTCATGCGCCATGCAGCCTTATGGCCCTTGCTCTTGGACTCGGTCATTTTCTTTTGAATGACGTCTTCCATGATAGCGGCAAACGTGGGCCGGGCCGCCATCTGCTCGCCCCGCGCCAAACGTTGCCGGATGCCTTCGGCCTTCTCGCGGGCAAGATCAAGGGAGATGGGCGCGGTTCCCTGTCCGTAGCCGCCAAGTCCTATCTCGGTTCGCTTGCCGTCGCGCTTGTAGATGAAGAACCATTGCTTTGAGCCGCCAGCCCGGACACGTAAATAAAGCCCGTCGCCGTCGCTATAGATGCCAGCGCTGGAAAGCTTTTTGATTTTCGTTTCGGTGAGTTTGTTCCGCGCCAT